AGAGTAGTCCGGCTCGGTGCCGGCCTTGATCGCATCGAATTCAGCCTCGGTCTTGAGCGGGTCACTCTCCAAGCGGTAGGCATTTGCCCGAGCCACGGCCGCGGCATCGTACTCAGCCTGCCAGCGCTCTTGCGCCTGCTGTTCGGCGGTCTTTACCTTGCTCCAGTCGATCATCGCGGCAACTCCACCGGGCCATCGGCCTCGATCAGCAACGGTTCAGGGAAGCAAGCGGCGGCACTGGCATCGACGGCAAGCGGGAACCGCAGGATCAGCTCCAACCGGCCGGCACGTCGCAGTACGGGACCAGCGAACCACTCCGACCTGATAGCCTCGGCCGGCAACTCGCCGCCCTCCGGGAGCGGAGCGAAGTCGAACGCCTGGCCGTTCACGGTGAGTACATCGCCAGCCCTGCTCAGTGACAGGCGCTCGTCGCGTCGCGGCAGCGGAGCAAACGGTGACAACTTGATGATCATCAGAACCACCTCCCCACAACCATAATGCTCAACCCGTTGGTGCCAAGGTCTTCATTCAAGTAGAAAGTAACTTGGTCCCCGCCCATGTAGCCGCCCCTAACCCCCGCCGCAGCCGATGGCCAGCCGCTGAACGGTATCCAGTTGACGATGAGGCTATATGAGGATCCTCCGATGAACTCAGCCGCCAACTGCACTGTGTTGGGCCCTGCTTGGTAGTTGCTACCAGACCCCGTGATTTGGCGTATGCAAATCTGAGTTCCATCTGCAAACCGAACGAATTCGCCGTTTGCGTTGCTACCACGTTGAATCACCGCCCCTGTCGGTATTCCGCTCGACTGCGAAACGGCGCCGAGAATGCTGTCTCGCGAGTACAAAGCCCCAGTTGAACCCAGGGCAGCTCTAATTGCAGCACTCCCAAGCCCAAGGGACGTGCGCGCGCCAGCGGCAGTTGCAGCGCCTGTGCCGCCAAGCGCAACCGGCACCGTGTCGCCGTCGGCGAACTCGCGGAGACTGCCGTAGCCGTTGCCGTCGGCCTGGAGTTTCGTCGGGCGTATATCAGCCATTGAACAGCACCTGTAGGTTGAGAGTTGCGCCGCCGGCGGTATAGGCCGGCAATTGGCCGTCAGGGTTCATCGTGAGCCGAAGCATGGAACCATCGGCGAGATACCCAGGAACAGCCGCGGGGATGCGGACGTTCATCGGGTATGCCACCACGACGCCCGCGCCGTTGGTCACGAACTGGTCGTATCCGGTGCTGCGCCGGACGAAGTAGATCGCGTTCGGCTCCAGCACCGCAGGCAACTGCGCGACGACCTTGTGGGTCTGGAGCGCAGCCATTACCAGGCCGTCCCATTCCACTCGGCCGGGATCGGCTGGCCGTTGAAGCGCACCAGGCCCGACTCCTCACCAAACTTGTCCAGCGTCGACTTGTTCGCGTGCGTGTGCGCCTGGGAAACGGCAGTGTCGATCTGCGCCGGCGTCGACGTCGGGCGCCCGTTGATCGCGTCCCAGTTGAGCTCGACGTCCATCGACTCATACTCGGCCACCTTCAGCCAGGCGCTGGTCGCAGGGTTCCATGCGTACAGCGCAGCTCCGGATTCGACTGTAGGGTCCGCGCTCGCATCCTGAACCAGGACGAAGATTGCGCCCTCAGGCTCCAGGGCGTCGCGCGCGGCGATATCCACAACGAACAGGATCGGCGCGCCGGTGCCGGGCAGGCTGGCCAACGCCTCGTTGATCAGCGCATTGATCATCGCGCTGTTGCCGATCGAGCGCGCCACACCCGCCGAGTTCGTCAAATACGATTCGGCGAAGTTGCTGTTCTCCACGAAGTAGAAGCTGTCCGGCTCCAGCGTACCCGGCAGGGTCGCCACTTTGAAAAATCGAATCTGGGCCATTTCATCACCAATCAGTCGCGCCCCATTGGGCACCGTCTACGCCATCCCTCCCGGGAGGCCCTTGGTCACCCGCAACAACCACAAGCACATCTGCCGGCGGCGTCACTGTGACCGCGTATTCCTGCATCTCGCTGAGCACAAGCGGCTCGCAATCAACATCGATCGCCAGCGCCCAGGGCTCGGCGGCGTCATCCATCGCACCCTCCCCCGCGGCTCACACTGATCGGCCCGCTGTAGTAGCGGTGGACCGTGCCATCCGGGTATGTCACGTCCACGTCGTAGACCGCCGCCGACCATTCCAGCGCCGCGGTAGCCGATGCCGATATCTCGCGCGAGATCGTTCCGGCGCCAGCGAACTCCAGGCCAGAGCCGAGCGACAGCGTCAGCAGCACCGTCCCGCCTGGCTCGGCGCGGATCTGCATCCGCACCTCGGCGCCAGTGAGGTCAACCGGTGGCTGGTAGATCAGTTGCCCGCCAACAGGCGCCAGCCCAACGGCTGACAGCAAGTTGATCTCGATCGTGTCGTCGTCGATGGACGCGACCCGGTGAGGCAGTTGCCGAAGCCGAGCGCGGTTCAGTTCGGGCATGCCCTGGACGCCATCGATCCAGGCTAACCAGGTGTCGGGCAACCCGTGGCCGGGGATGGTCAGCCGGACGGGAGCGGTCGACGCGATCTGGGTGATCGGCCGGTAGACCAGGCTCGGTTGCATGATCCGCATCGTGTCGCGGAACGTCGCCCCTTTTTCAATTCGCAGGGGTACACAGGCCGGCGTCATGCGGCTTCTCCTTGAAGTAGTAGAAGTGGCTAAACCCAACTGGTCAGGTACTGGATGCACTCCGAGCCGCGAGAGAGCTCTCCGGTGACGGGGTTGCAACTGGCTCGCACCCAGCGGTCGGCTGGCTCCCAGAAAAATCCGCGCCGGTACTCATGCGCGGGCTTACTCTTGGTCAGGGTGTCGGTAACCGTTCCAGAGGTCACGCCGCCGAGGCGCACGGCCGGGCCCTGGCGAACGCTGACGGTTGTTGTGGTCTGCCCCTCGGGATAGTCGAACGGATCGCGGATGTGGCAGATGGCTGCGCTGTTGTTGCTCAACGCGGCGAGCCACACCTGATGCTGGTCCTGGTTGGCCAGCATGTTCTCGTCGTTCACAAGCCACTGGTAGGTCACAACGGTGTTGACGATATGCATGCCTGGGGGGAATGTCGTCGTCGGCGGGGTGACCACCGGCCCACCCGTATGGTCTGGGTCGGTATAGGTCGTGACGTCATCCGGCTCCCCCGTACACTTCACCGTCCGAGTGATCTGCAGTCCTGTCCCTGGGATGTAGATCGCCTCGAACTGCTCTGTCAGCACTGTGCTGTCGACAACTGATCCGGAGCCGCTCAACAGCGCAACCTCGCTGCTTCGCTCCGTCGCTGTTCTTGTCGTCACGCCGGGCTCGTTGCGGTACTCCTTAAGTGCATAGTGGCGTCGGTTGTAGCGCGCGGTCTGGATGTTTCCCTGGGCGTCATACCAGGCGGTCAGCAACCCGGAGGTCTGGTTCCATTCCTCTCGATAGAGCGTGGTTTCGATGGGATCGCCCGGCTGACTGCTCTCGTCGGTCACCTGATGAACCGGATTACCGAGCGCGGCCTGGCGATTCTCGATCACGTCTATTGTGACCGTCTGACTGTGATCCGCCTCTGGATCTCGGATATCCGGGGCAATGGTCACCTCGACGAGACCATACAACCCCTGAGGGGCTCCAGACGGGGACGAACCGCTGACCACCGACGTTCCGGGCGGTGGGTCAATCTGCCGCATCCCTTCACCCTGTGTCACCACCACCCCCAGCAGCAACCGATTTCGGTAGACCCCCAGCAGCTTCAGATAGTCCAGCTTGACGGTTTCACCAAAAAACCAGTAGTCGAAGTTGCTCCCGAGCAGATCTTTTACCGCACACTCCGGCTGTCCTGCGCCCTGCCCAACATCCTCAAGCGTTATCTTCTTCCGAAGAGCGTGAATCGTTCCGCCCTTTGTCCAAAAATCGAGGTAGTAGCTGCCCTGCTCCACATTGAGGTAGATATCCACATACAGCGGGCGACGCGGCTCCTCGTCGCTAGACCACCAGAGAGGGAGCCCCCTGAATGGGGCGTCGCCTGTATAGGGCTGCCCCTCGGCCGAGGTCGTCGCGCCGCCGTAGTACAACTGATAGTCGTAGTTGCCTCCGCCTCGAAGGATCGTTCGCCCCCACCACTTCCCGCCCTGCTCCTCGACCTGCGGGTCGTCCTGGTCCGGTAGGCCCATGTCGAACAGATGCGTGTGATTCATCGGCCATTTGCCGTAGTACGCGATCGCTGGGCGCGTCGCCCCGTTCGGCAGGGTGACGTAGCCGGCCAGATCCTTGTTCTGCTGGCGAATCTTTCCGTGCCACGGCCAGCCCATGCGAACGACCTCGCCGTCCCAGGGCATAAGTTGATTCATGCCTTGAACTCCATGCGGCCAATATTCGAGCCGCCATCCTGCATCTCGAAGCTGGTGACGCGCTTGAACACAACGACGACCAGGCCATCGGTGCTCACGATCTCCTCGTCGGCCACCGTGCGCTTCGACTTGTCGGTTTCGGCCAACGGCCAGGACACACCGCCCCCGCCGATCTGCTTGCCGGCAGGGTTGTAGTCAGCCCTGCCGCGCGCAGCATCCAGGGCGCCGCGCGGGTCGATCTTGCGCAGCGACCGCGCCTGCCGCTCCGGCTCGATCAGCCGGTTGAGCGCCGCGGTCAGGCCCTGGTCACCGCGGCGCTCCGCTTCAACCCGTTGGCCGCCCGCGCGGCGGATCGCCTCGTTCCTCGCGCCGAGGCCGCGGCGCTCATCTGAAAGAGCCATACGCTATCTCCTACGCGTTCAGCACATCGCTGAACACCAGCATCGACAGGGTGAGTTCGTCAGCATCGAAATAGATGCGCGCCCACACCTCGCCGTTGAGGTCATTTGCATTGATCACGAACCCATACGACTCCTGCGCCGCCCACTGCCTGGAGGTGCCCACGATCGACATACCTCCGGGCAATTCACCCGACGTAACCCTGATTTGCAGTTGTTGCCCGCTCGGAGCCCAGGTTCTGATGTTCAGGTCGAACTGTCGGGATGTGCTGGGATCGATTCCAATTGCGGCGGTGCCAAGCTCGGGAATTGCGAACAGACGGGCCTCAACAAATGAGTGTTGAGGCTCGAGAAGGAACTGGCCGTCGGTATTGACATGCAGCACCTCGCTCGGAGCGCTGCCACCGCCACTACCCAGCTTCACCCAATCGGCACCGCTCGCGGTGCCCTTCGCCATGTATAGCGCGCCGTTGTTCGTGTTCACGTAGTGAGCGCCGATGCTGGGGGGCGGATCGAGCGGCTCCCCGGCGCCGGACAGGACGTGCGTAACAGTTGCCATCAAATGTTCTCCATGATCAGGTTGTTGCCGGCGTCGTCGACCAACGTTGCGCCGGTTTCGTCGACAAGGGTGCCGCCAGACGCCCCGGACTCCAGAGCCTGGATGCGCGCCTGGAGCGTCATGAGGTCGCCAGCCGTGACGGCGGCATAGATCGCCGTTCCCGCCGGCCAATTGCCGCCGGTGGTGCCTTCCTGGGCGCGCTCGATCGTCACCACCCCACCGGCGCTGGCGGTTGCTTTCACGATTTCATGCTGCACACCGGCGTCATCTGCGAGCGTCAACAGCACCCAGCTTCCTCCGGATAACGGCAGCAGCGCGGCGGCAGCATCAGGCACCGTCAGGCTTAACGCGCCAGGCGAAAGGCCGGCGCTCAGCGTCGTCTTCCAGTTGTTGATCCAGGCTCTCGCCATCGCTACATCTCCAGTACGTCATCAGGTACAGCTACCCGGTAAGTGGCTGCGATCTCCGGCGCATGCTCGTCTCGGTAGTTCGCCGGTATCTCTGGCGATGTCACAATAAAGCGCCTCGGGAACAGTTCAGCGCCGGGATCGCGATTGCTCCAGTTACCTGAGAAACCATCCGCCTCATCGTCATACGCGGGACCGCCGTTTCGTCCTCCGAGCTGCGTCGAGAGTTGGCCGCCACCCGACGGCGGACTGACGGGATCCGCCGAGCCAGCCGGCGGAACAAGGGGGTCTGCTGCGCCACCGCCGCCTCGCATCACCGCGATAGAGATCGTGGTCAGGGCGCTTCCGGATGCAAGATCGAGCCGGTCGACAATGCGTCGACACTTGCCCACCGCGCGCGCGCCCTGATCATCTAGTCGGATCGTATGCACCAGGTCGATCGGTAGAACCATGCTGGTGGGCACGTCCCACGTCACAGTCGTCCCGCGGTGTGCGGAGATGAGCGTCGTTGCTCCCTGAGCGAGCAGGCAGTTCAGCGCAGCCAATCGCCGGCTGTCGTCCTTTTCATCGCTATGGCCTGTGTTGCCGCCCGTGATGGGGTCGCTTTCCCAGCGCTCGGCCCTGTCCGACTCGATCTCGAACGAGGCGCGCTGCCGACCGACAATCGGGCCGGTCGCCGCCACGCTCGGCTGAACTTCCATGACCAACCGGTAGCTCTCTGTGACGGACTGCACCCAGCGCCGGCCAGCAATCCAATTTCCGCCGAGCAGCAATTCGGTGAAGTTGTTGACCCATGCCGCCGGCGGGTTGCAGTACACGCCTGTCGGTGGCAGCGGGTACCACGTTGCATAGAACAGAGTTTGTCCTTTGCTTTCCGTGGCAGTTGTAATCATCTCGACATCTGGCAGTTCGGTGTCGTCATGACGCCAGTTGCAGAACCCCGCCTCACCAACGGCATTGCCAGTTCCCGGGTGCTGCCAACCATACGAGGCGTTCAACTGCCAGAGCCGGCTGAATCGGTAGTCGCACTCGATCTCGACCCTGTTCGTCTGCGAACTCAGGTCGGCCAGCTCGACTGCAAGCGTTCCGTACACCGTAGAGCCTGGGCCGAACTCGAAGGCAGGCGCCACAGCAAGCCATGATGTGACGCGGAGAGCACCATATGGCGAGCAGTCCAAGCTCCCGGTGACGCTGGTCAAACGCTCCTGGGCGTAGTCCCACCGCGAGCGTCCATCGACCGGCTCGAACACATCTGCGGACCAGGCGCCGCCGACCAGGGCGTCGACGGCCGCAATCTCCATGGCCTCTACACGCTGCTGCAACTGGTCCGTGCAACTGACGTCCAAGACGCGCCGAACAGGATTCCAGGCTGGCTGTGTAACTCTCCCCGTAAACCGTCGCCCCTGACTCAGTTCACCCGCGGTCTCCGTTGCGTAGTCGATGGTTACGGTTCGACCGATCCAGTCCGTAGGGACAACAGGTCCGTCGCCGAGATAGATCGAAAAGGACGCGACGCCAGCCGCCCCCTCTTCACGATCGACCTCGATCTCCCCGGTCAGGAGCGGCGTAACGTCGTCATCGCCAACGCGCACGATTGGGCGCCATGTGAAAGCGTAGCCAGGGATGATCGGCTCAGGACCAGGCACAGCGGAGTGAGCGGCCGAGTTCAGCTCAGCGCTATTGAGCGGTCCACCGTTAAGCATCAGATTTCCTCAGCGACAATTTGCCAGGTCCGGCTGTTGTTCGAAGAATCAAGCGCTTCAGGAGGGATGGATGCGAAGACGTGGAACAGCGGCCACCACTCGACGCGGTAGAGTTGCGCGCCTGGGATCTCCGACACAGTTACCACCTGGCCGACGGACGACACGTCCGTTCTGACCCACTCACGACCGACCAGCGCCAGCCCCCACGGACTGGCATCGGGGCGAACCTCTCCAGGGATTGTGAATACTCGGTCGACGGCAGTGCGGCCGGAAATGCCAAGCGACGCATTGCATCGCAGCTCCAACGGGTTGTCGAAGTCGAGTCCAAGCATCCCCGTGCCGATCCATCCTGAACCGCTGATGGTGATCGCTGTCTTGCGCCAGTGCGTCATCTGTACTGCCGCACCTCCGCTGAGCCTCAATCGCTCGACGCCGCCATCTACAGCTTGGTACTGACACTGAGGGGCGCCGCCGTGTATCACGATCGGTACGCCCCCCAGCATCACGTTCGGAATGATCATTCCCAACTCCATAAAAAAGCCCGCGCTAGGCGGGCTCGGTCATTTTGGGCGTGTCCGCCCGAACTTCGAGGCGGCCTTGCGTATATCTCGGAGCGTGTCGTGTGTCCCGAAAACGGTGAAACCGGCATCGTCTCCGCCCAGGTTGAGGGTCAGCGAACCCAGGTTTTGCATGGCGGCCGGCGGACTCGCCTGCTGAAGCGCCGCGGTCGGAATCTCGGGTATCTCGGGGAGAGTTCGTTGATACCTCTGCGACATCTGCAGCGACTGCACCGCGTTGAAGATGCGCTCTCCTCCGCGCATCATCATCAACTCCGGCCCACGCTCCCCAACCCAAGCCATGCCAGGGGGAGCGCTCTGCGTACCAGTGGCAAACCCGGGTATCTTGGGGGTGATGCTGGGCACGCCCGGCAAGCCCATCTCCGGAGGCGGAACCAGCGTGATAGGTATCACGAGCTGCTCAGCCAGTCCGGCGGCGATGTCGGCGACCTGCTGCTTCAAGGTCTCCGCGCTTTCGAAGTCCATTCCGAACGATACCTCGACGTTTTGCACAGCCGCGATGCGCTCCTCGAGGTCGGCCAGGTTCAGGCGGTTGACGTCATCCGCAGCCTTGGCATTACCAGCCTCGACCTCTGCGGCCTTGTTGGCGATGCGCTCCACCTCCTTGGCCACGCCTTCGAAGCCGTAGCTGTTCGCGCCAGCGTCCTTCAGTTGCTGAAGGATCTGAAGCGCGCGGCGCGCCTCCTCGATCGCCTTTTGGTTGTTGCCAGCGGTCAGGGCGTTGCGAGCCGAGGCCTGGGCCGCAGTGGCATCACCGAAGGTCTGCGTTCCGGAGGTGGGCGTCGCCTGGATGCCCTTCACCAGATCGGCAAACTCCTTGCGGACATCTGCCTGGCGCGAAAGCGCGTCGTTGAGGTTCTTGGTGGACTGCTCAAGGAGGGCCTTGGTCCGCACAACCTCAGATTGGAGGTCGGCGACATTCTGATCCCGAGCCCGCTTCAGAGCATCGTTCTGTCGCTTCACGATCTGCTCTTGGCGCGCCTTCTCGGCGGCGAGGGTGGCTGTGAGGCTGCCCTCCCCCTTTTTCACCAGCGTATTCGCCGTGTTGATGTTCTTGGCAACATCGTTCAACTGGTTCGCAACCCAGTCGACGACGCCTGTTTCCTTCGCGCGACGTCCCCAGTATTTCTGGGTTTCGGAAAAGATCCGGTTCAGCCCCGCACCAATCTCCGGGGCAAATGACGCCATCTCCTCGCGGAGCTTCGGCAGTTCCTTCCGCAGCGCGATAACGATCTGCTCCGAGGTGAGCTCACCGGCGGCAGCCATCTCGCGAAGCCGGCCGACAGTCACCCCGAAGGAGTCCGCCAGGGCGCCAGCAATGCGATCCGAGGACTCCAGAACGGTATTGAACTCTTCGCCCCGCAGAACACCACTGGCGATGGCCTGGGAGAACTGGGTAATGACCGAGGCCGACTCCTCGGCAGATGCCCCACCGATTTTCAGGCCGAGCGACACCGCCTCTACGGTTTCGAGGGCGGCTCGCTGATCCATGCCCGCATCCCGAAGCGGGCGCTGCAACCGCGAATAAAGGCCGATGAGGTCGCCGACATCGCCCTGGACATCATCAGCGATACGGTCGAGTTCGATCTGCGCGGTGTTGAACTCTTCCTGCGAGCGGGTTGCCAGGCGAAGCCTGGAATCAAGCCGGCCAAC